CATTTTCACTTGATGAACAGGTCATGCCTGGTATGGATTTTCAAATTCATGGAAATAGGGATAAAACCACATTTCAAAATTATGCGATTTCTATGTGGACATACGTAAATGCACATGGAAGTACTAAATTAGCATATAATACTGAGTCCTTAATTTTTGATTATGGTAAAAATAAACCAAAAGTAACTTATTACAATGGAGATGACCAAGATAATACTCGTGATAAATATCGTATTTACTTTACAAATAATACCACATTAAATGAAGACGATGATGATAGCACTGATTTTAAGGAATATTATGAAATGAAATTACCATTGCAACGTTGGAATAATTTAGTATTTAATTTTAGTTCAACTCATGCCGATTTATTTGTAAACGGTCATTTGGAACGTACATTTTCATTCGCTGGTGGAAAAATGCCTACATTTGCTGAAACTGATGTAATTACAACAGGGAAGACAGATGGTCTGCATGGTGCTATCAGTAACATACGATATTATACAAAAACCCTAAGCAAACATAAAATTACGAATATGTATAATATTTTTATGAAAAAAACACCGCCAACATTTAATATGTAACGATTTAATATATAATAAAATGAATGCGGTTGTTCTTATTTTAGCAATAGTTGTAATAATATTATTTTACATATTATATCGTTTCTTTATGTTGAAATCAACTGAATTAACCAGCACGGCGAGTTTGCTTGATTCTAATCCATCTATTAAAATTGAAAATAATCCAAGCAGTACACGTTATTCTTATGGAATTTGGATTTATGTGAATTCTTGGGACACCAGTCAATCCAAAACAATTTTTGAAAGAGCTAATAACATAAAATTGTATTTTTCTGAAAAAGCCCCTGTTTTAAATTGTGATATTACAATGGACGATGGTCAATCATCAACCACTGGTGCACCAACTACAACAATTGAAATTACGGATAATTTTCCTATACAAAAATGGGTTCATATTGTTACCAGTGTAGATAACCAATATTTAGATGCATATTTAGATGGTAAATTAGTAAAATCAAAAAGAATGTATACTGAAGCTGCTGCTGCCGCTACTGTTACTAATAGCGATGGTAGTACGGAATGTGCTGCGAATTATGGTGCAACTAATGAAAATCCTCGGTATGTTTGTGGAAGTGAATTCCCAACTTGTACAAATTATGTGGAAAATAGAACATGGGGAACATGTGTAAGCTCAGTTACTACTGATGCTGTTCGGGAAAGTACACCAAAAGCTCCAGGTGATGGTTCTATGGTTATTGGCGGAGGAACCAATTTTGATGCCTATATTGCAAAATTTAACCATTGGTCATCACCACTTAACCCACAATCTGTTTGGTCTACCTACAAGGAAGGTAATGGTCAAAGCAGTATGAATAATTATATATCTGCATATGGAATTGATTTATCAATTCTCAAAGATAATGTAGAACAATCAAAATATTCAATATTATAATTTATTATTCAAATCGTTTTATAGTTATATAATATATTAAACGATTATGAACACACAACCTACAATACCTGTTGCTAGTTCTACAAATATAGAAGTACCACAAAGTGTACAAAATATTGGAAATAATATTACTGATTCAGTGAATAATTTAACGCAATCTGTTAAATCAAGTCTTGATGGGTTTTCTGAACAAGCTGAAACTGGAATTGAAGCGTCCAGCGGATTTTTATCATCTAATACAATTATTGCCAAATTTGTATTTCTTATTTTCATTATCATCGTTTTTCTATTTTTGATGAATTTAGGGATTTTAGCAATTCAATATTTTATAAATCCTTCACGTAACAGTCCATACATTATTGATGGTATTCAATCTGGAGCCAGAAAGGTAACAAAAAGCCAAAATCCAAAAGAATCAGACTCTATTCTAATTCGTCGTTCAAATAATGAATCAAGTGGTATAGAATTTACATGGTCTACTTGGATACGAATTGATGAACTAAGTACGAATGACTCCGTTCATCAACATATTTTCCATAAAGGGGTTAACGAATTTGTCGAAAGTACGGGTATTGCTAAAATCAACAATGCTCCTGGATTATACATTAAAAATCTAAAATCAAGTAACAATACCAATACAGCTACATTAAAAGTAATCATGTCTACCACAAATGCTGGAGATACTGATTTTATTGAAGTTGATGATATTCCATTAAAAAATTGGGTGAATGTTATTATTCGTATGCAAAATACAACAATAGATATTTATATTAATGGTTCGGTTGCAGGTCGTCTAAATCTAAGGGAAGTTCCACTACAAAATTATTATGATGTACATGTGGGTCAAAATGGTGGATTTATTGGAGAAATATCAAATTTACGATATTATGATAATGCATTAAATATTTTTCAAATATCAAAAATTGTAGCTGCTGGACCGAATACAACTCCTGCCGAAAATACTCAAAAACAACTTGACGATTACAACTATTTATCTACATCATGGTTTACTGCGAAATTATAACAATATCTTTCTATATGTTAAATGAGTGTTGCAGATTTATGCAAACAACGAAAACAATATCAATTGTATAACAAACCACCTATACGATATACACCATCTAATCCTTATACTGGATTTACACAAGACCAATTAAACATGCGGCGGAAAGTTGAAATTTTAAAATATAATAAAAATTCAACACAAGGTTCTCAATTAACCAAAAAAGAAAAATATGCTAAGATGATTAATGGTAATTATAATATATCAAAGGTAGTTTGTCCCGATGATTATAAAATACCTGTATTATCCACGGCTTCTGGAATTCCCGGACCAGCTATATATTTAGTTGAAGACCCAGATGTTCCATTATATAATTATGCACAAAATACTAATGCATTTGGAGAACAATTACAGGAAGATGATGATGAATGGACATTAAATGTAGATACTAACCAATTAATTCTATCTGAACAAGACCATAGTATATTTTGTAATTTAATAATTCGCCCATTGATAAAACAACCAAATACCACGTATACATTACAAACACCTGTTTTATTTCGTTTACAAGGTATTGCTATGCCTACCTCAACGAATGGTTCTACTATTACTGCTATAATAACCCCAACAAATTCTACTGATGATAATGATTTTGTTACTACATATAACGGTAATCCTGTCGCTAATAATAATAGTGTAACTACATTTTTACAACACAATTCTATCACATGTACATTAAATGATCCAGACACTGGTTCACCCACTTATAATTGTTTTTGCGAAGCATATGTTGGATTAGTACAATTTAGTAATATTTTGCTGAATACATCACCTGGATTTGTGTATGATTTTAAATATAATTATATTGTTGATTATACTGATTCTAATGGAAATAGTTTAACGGACACTAATATATTAGATAATATACAATTTGAATTATATATAAACCTTGATGAATCATATGTTATACAACCTGAACAGAACTGTAATATAACTATGGTAGTTGACGATTTACCAGAAAAAAAAATAGTGTTCTCTGGTAATTGATTTTAATTTGTATTAATCATCGTCTTCAAATTCAATATATTCATCATATTTATCTCTACAAATTGGGCAGTTATCACATTTCATTACACATGATTCACATATGTAATGAAAACAATTTGGTATAATTAATTTATCCGAAGAAATGTCTTCATAGCATACTGGACAATTTTCTATTTTACCACTTTCTGTATACACCATGCGTAAATGTTTTTGCATTCGTTTATAATTAAATTCTGCACGGTTTGATTTGGTTTCTATTATTTCAGACAACGATTTATTTCTATTTATTTTTCTTTTTAATTTCGTTTCTAAAAATTGTATTTCACGGTCTTTTTCTTCCATTGGTGTTAATGGACGAGGAAATGGTGTGTGAGATTTATGATACACGACTTTTAACGTTAGAGTTTTATCACATATTGGTATATTTTGTATTCTTGGTAAATCTATTATTGACATATAAGATAATGATGTTCTACCAAATACTGTTGTTTTACCAATTATTAACCGATATGGATCAAAATATGTATGAAAAGATTCAATAAAATCACATAACAATGGTGTGTTTTGGTTAGCATATATAGGTTCACTATCTATAAATGTTTCTTCATTACCATCTTCACTTGTTGTTCTGTCCCAATATGCAGTAATAATAGTACTTGGAACGGTTAACTCGTATTCTTGTATACATTTATTTTTATTTTGGGTTAAACAATTCAAATCATATCGTAGAATATTATATTTTGTTTCTTCATTATGATTGGTTTCTACCGTTAAATCCTCTAAGAATGTTTGAATTGCATTACAAAACAAATCTTCACGTGTTAATTTAGGCATTGTGTTTCTATTTAATAATGTAAATTATATAATTACTATCAATTTTTTATCAACTTAGTTTTTTCTATATAACTAGTATATAATGCCTCGCTGTGCACCTGGTAGTCGTAGATGTCCTCCCAAAATTGGTAAATGCCATAGAACTGGTAAATCTGGTAAAACTGCTAAGAAATTACCCAAATTAAAGAAACCTGTTAAAAACACAGATGAGTTAGATTCATCTAAACAAAAACGTACATGGATTGAACACTTAAAATGGTGTTCTAAACATTTTGATATCAAGTATGGTAAAGCTATGACTGATGCAAGATGCCGCAAGATATGGGAAGAAACTCACTAATATGCTTTTCTAGAAATGCTATTTCATATTTATTACTCATTTCAAAATTTGATGGATAAGAATTGACATCAAACGTATATTCTTGTATACGACATATTATACAATATGCCATATATTCACACATAGACAAATATTTAATCAAATTTTCGTATTGTAATATACATTGAGTTAACGATGGATTATAAAAGTATTGATCCAATATTGTTTCTGGACTATATAAATGAATTAAAGGTTGATATGTATTGGTTTCTTCCATATAATCAGTAAACATCGTATATATTGATTTTATTTTTATAACAATATTTTTATATTTTTGTATTGTTTTGGTTTCTTCATATAATTTATTATTTACCCGTTTACAGTATGGTGCCAACTTGATAGCCTTGGCACATTCATTTGATAACCACGTCAAATCTGCTAATAATATTCGGTTTATTGCAATATTTTGATAACCTACTGTAAAATTATGTAACATTTGTTTTTCGTTCTCATAATTATTATGTTGTTTTATACAAGTTTCGTATGTCAACTTTATTTTATAAGTTGACCATGTATCTATATCATTATATTTAACTGCGACATCACTAATAGAATCACATTGTAGTTTTATTGTTTCAAAATTCAGGAGTTGTTCGCGAACTATATTACTTCGCTCCATATCTGTTAATTCGTTATTTATATAACTACCTCCACGAACATTATCTATTCCATAATATTTCATATATTTTTTAACAAAAAAATTTATTTCATCATTTTGACAAATTACGATTGTTTCCACTATACGCAACGGTTTATAAAGTAATGCGTAATTATATATTAATTCACATTCTTGTATAATATTATGCATAGTATCCTTATTATGTACAGATACATGTAACAACAATTTTTCTTTCTCTAATAATACAATATGTAAAAACATTGGAATAATAATATAATATTGAAATATTTATATTATTATTTTGTCAAATTGTTCTATTACACAAATTCGTGATTATGCATGTGAATGTGTAGAAATATTACGGGTTGGGTTTAAACACATATTTTGTGTAGGGAATGTTTGACCAGACATGCATTTATTTTCATCGTCTACCTCAATACACCCACGCTTTCCTTGATATTCACCTACTAAACACCAATTTGTTTTATTTGATGAAATCGGGTTTTGAATTGGACCACTACTGTCATCATCTTTCGGTTGACTATTCACCTGATTTGATGAATTAATCGTCTTGTCTAATTGTTGAACTGCACTCGTATTTACATGTTTACGGCTTGCGTCCTTTAATAATTCGGCTGCAGATTGGATTGTATCACCTGCAATATCAATCCCTGCCTTTGCCACATCAGTGGCTACATCGGTAGATTTATCAATTACAGTACCAGCTGTATATCCAAATACCGATAATACTTGTGTGAATAATGGACCAAATACATTACTTATTGTTTGAATTATATTATCCATTGAAGATAATAAATTTATACCTAAAAATGATAATATAAGTAACCCTGTTAATACAAAAATTACTAAATTTTTTCCACTAAACATATTCGTTTCATTTGATGTGATTGGGACAATAGGCGATTGTGAAACACTCGGCGTTATTGGGGTTTTGGTTGTTTCAAATGATTGATTCATAATATATACTATGAATAGCTTTTTATTCAAAGATGTAAATAATTATATGTAAATGATTTAGACGTTCGTTCAGTATTAACTTATATTTTATCGGTTTAATAAAATGAGTTTAATAGGAATGTTTGAAACCTTTTTCTTTATGAGTTTAGCAATAACTTTTATATTAATTGTATTTTTAGTATATCATTTTAAACATCGTATTACTTCAGTTGAACACAAATGTGACACTATGTTTGAAATTATTAATAATATTGTATCTGAAATGAATAATGGACGGACTGAATGCCATGTGAATCAAGGAGGTCTACAGATGCACGATACTATTCCTGAACGAAATGATAGAATTACTATAAATTTTAGTGATGATGATGGTGATGGTGAGAGTGAAGACGAAAGTGAGACTAATACGGATAGTGAGGGTGAGAGTGAGAGTGATAATGAGGAGGATAGTGAAAGTAATAATGAGGATGATGAGAGTGAAAATGATAATGAGGATGATGAGAATGAAAATGAAGAGATGAGTGAAAGTGGCAATAGTAATATGCGAGTTATTAACATAAACAATGTACAAGACATGGATACTATTGAAACCAATTATGATAATGATAATGATATTCCTATTGACAATGTTGATGAAATCAATGATACAGATATTGTGCCATTAGATTCAAATAATTTAGACATTCATGTTGAAAAATTAGACATTAATGCAAATAATTTAGAGGAATCATCTATAGCCAGTTCAATAACTGAGTCAAAATCAATCAACTCTGTATATAAAAAAATGACACTTCCATTATTAAAAGCATATGTTATTGAAAAAGGATTAATTAGTGATCCAAGTAAAATGAAAAAACAAGAGTTGATTAATTTAATTGAAACAAATAATATTTAGTAGATTGTTACACCACATATAAATAAAAAACTAATATAATATATAATTCTATTTGTATATTATAATGAAATCAAATTGTTCAATTGCTACTGAATCTATACGTTCTGCATATCCTATAATAAAAGAAACTGTTCCACAGTCTGCACGAGGTTATAACACAAATAATAAATATCCAGAATTTCCACCAATGATGAGCGATGGTCGTTCAATCACCGCTACATGGCAACATGACGCTATTACCAATCATAAATTAATTGAAGAAAATAATATAACATCAAATTGGAACTATCGTAAATTTCTTACTCAAAATGCAGTTAATGTGATGGAACAAAGTTTTAGAGAAAGTTCCAATGACGTAGGATATAATTCACGATTTACTACTGTACCAAATATTCAATCCAATTTTGTTTCTAATATGACAACCCCCGCATTTTATTCATCTGTTGAAAATAAACAAAATGTTCTGGGGCATACTACCAGTGACTTAAAAACCAGTTATTTAACAAGAGAAGAATTACAAGCACGTAAAATATCCCCCGTAATTACACAAGACCAACTCATCAAATCGTTTAGTGCACCTAAACCAGAAATATAAGTATTTAATTATTATGAAATATAGAAAGATTCGTTGTATATTTCATAAATGAAAGTAATTAGTTTTGATATTGGAATCAAAAATATGGCATACTGTGTATTATCCGCTACAAATAATCCTGATGAACCGATTGTGATACATGATTGGAATGTATTAAGTATGGTAGAACCCGATAATTCAATTACTTATCAGTGTAATTGTAGTATACCAGGAAAAAACAAGAAAACTCCGTCCAAGTTATGTGGGAGAAAGTCTAAATACAAAAAAGAAGAACAGTTTTTTTGTGATAGACATGCAAAAAAAAATACACAATGGATTATTCCTACCAAACAACATACACTTACCTATATTAAAAAACAAAAGGTGCAAGAAATAATTACACTATGTAATACACATATGTTACTCATTAACCATGATATAAAAACAATCAAAAAAGACCAATTTGTTGAAATATTAATGAACTTTTATCAACAACGTTGTTATGAACCGATTATTGCAGCCAAAAAGGTAAATGCAAATGACGTTGATTTAATATGTATTGGTAAATCGATAAAACAACTATTTAATCAATTACCAGATATTGATACGATTACCCATGTACTTATTGAAAACCAAATTTCGCCTATTGCAAATCGTATGAAAACAATTCAGGGAATGTTGGCACAATATTTTATAATGAAAGGCGACGATATACACATTGATTTTGTTTCGTCTTCCCATAAATTACGGCAATTTAAAGATATTCGCGGAATTGTACCAGCCCCCATAGAAAACACGATAACTGATGTTGACAAAAACGTGAAAAATCCTAATTATAAAAGTCATAAGAATGATGGTATTTTATATACAAACCAAATCCTTTGTAAAAACAATGACTTCAATAAATGGAGCTATGCGATGAATACACCCAAAAAAGATGATTTAGCCGATGCATTTTTACAAGGTTTATGGTATTTCAAACAACATAATATTATATTGTATTCGGACGATTTAAACATTAAACTTGTATAAATATCATAATAATGGAAACGATTGATATTAGTTTAGATAACTTAGAACCCGTTTCAATTGGTAATATGGCAACTCCTTCTGTAAATTTTGGTTCAGGTATTGAATTACTCATGAATGATAAAAAAAGAAATTCATCTGGTGATAACATACAACTTGATTTAGGTGATTTAGATACATTAGAAAAAGAAATGAATGAATTAAGTGGAGTTTCAGCAAAACCTGATGAACAAACTACTACATCATCTACTGATGGTAATACTAAAACTCTTGGTGGTATGGCCGCTAATTTATTTGGTTTAGGGGGATTTACAAATACAACAGAACCCACTAACATTCAAGTTGAAGAATTACCGAATGATAATGCTAATTTGGGACAAGCAACTCGTGAAAGTGCAGGTAAAACAAAAACATGGGACGGATTTTCCAAAATGAATGATGTTCCTTCATCTGGACCTGCTTCTTCCTATTCATCTAATTTAAATGACCGTGAAAAAAGACGAAAAAAACGTGCGATGCTAAAAAAAATGGACGACTGGTATGAAAAAGGTCAGTTAAAACAGGGTACTCAACTTAATATTGATTCACCATATGACGAAATTGAAGATGAATATGAATCCGTTATGGACGATAAGAGAAAAAAAGATGGAATTAAATTACAAGGTTGGTGGATGATGACCTTTATTAATTCATTGGAATATGGTAATGCTGTATTTAACCCATTTGATTTGAATTTGGAGGGTTGGGGCGAACAAGTTAGTGAAGATATTGATAGTTATGAAGAAATTTTCGCTGAATTACATGATAAATATAAAGGAGGAAAAATGGCACCTGAATTATCATTGTTATTACGAATTGGATTTAGTGCAGCAGTCTTGAATTTTTCTAATAAAGCATTATCTACCGCAACCCCTGGATTTAATGATGTTATCAAACAAAGCCCTGAACTAATGAAAATGTTTACAAATGCCACTGTTAGTAGTATGAGTCAACAATCTCCCAGTTTTGAATTTGCACAGAATTTAATGCAAGACCATAATACCCGCCCATCTGGACCTCCACCACCCGCACCCGTAAAAACACAGAATCAACCTCCACCACAACGACCTGGTATGACATTTACTGAAGCACAAAGCAATCGCCCAGATATTGATGCCAGTCGTGCACCTATGTTTCGGGAACAGGGTGTTAATGTAACCAATAACTTCCAAGGAATACATGAAACACCACAAAAAATGGAAACACCCATACAGCGACCTGAAATGAAAGGACCGCAGACAACTGATATTGATAATATTTTATCTGGACTAAAAACCAGAACTATTAATATTCAAGAACAACGACAACCCACTAATACTACACATGTTAATAATAATGCTACTGACGAATCATCTATGATATCTATTGGTTCGTTGAATGATATGCAGAATTCTAATATCCCAAAACGTACCAACCGAAGAAAAAATAAATCGGATAAAAATACTATTTCACTTGATATCTAAACCATTAGTCATATGAATGGGATTGCATAGTATTTACCTCATAAAAAAATATACAGTTCATTACATATGTATATTTTTCTTTATTTTTACGACTTACTTAATTTCGTTGTAAATACATTGTAAATACATTGTAAATAACCACGATGAATCCATTTTATTTAATTTGCTTATATTATCTAACATTATACGGGTTTCTCTCATATTCGTTTCATACTCTTGTTGTCGTTCCAAACTCGCACGTACCTTTACAATGCAGAATTTGTGAAAATTAATTATTTGTTTCATTTCTATTTTAAAGTATGCATACATGCAGTGGGTAGATATATTTAATTTATTATATACTATTTTTATCAATTTTTTACATTTTTATAATATATTTATTCAAAGATGTATACACCCTTGAAGATTTACACATTTGAAGATTTAAAATAGCACAAATGAACGCATTCATATCAATTGATATCTAATAAATCTATACATTCATTTGAATTAATATTCTTTGTCTTTGTCAATTGTTCCGTTAAATATTCTATAGTTAGATTCAGCGATTGTAGTTGGTTCTCTAACCGAGTTATTATTTGCTGTTGTCCATTCACCAGCTCTTTGCATTGTATCATTTCTACATAATGGTTTGCTTTATTTTGATTTAATATAAGAAGCCATTTTTTATGCTTTTTTGTTTTTGTATGTGCTGAAAATTTTGTTGCATTTTCGTAAGATTTATCTGCTCTTGAACCACACGAACAGATGATACCATGTCTTATTACAGGTATAATATCTACATAATTTCCATTTTCATCCACACTTGGTGTATATAAATCGGGGGTTAATGATATGTCCATGTTGGGTAATACTTATTTATATATATATATATCAATTTTTTATCATATCTATGTAGAGAAATAAAAAGTATTCAAGCAGTTTTAACGAATTGTTATACACAAAATATACACAAGGTATGAAAAGACCTAAACTTTGAATGTATTTTTATGGTGATAACCGTACCATTTTAAATCTTCAAGTGTGTAAAATGGTACGCTTAAAAAGCGTACCACAAAATCGTAAAGGGCAACGTTACCCACCCGAAGGGTGAGTGGTTCAGCTACGCTGAACAACCGATAAATGAATTAAAAAGGCAAACACTGAAAGTGTTTGTCCCATTTTTAATCTTCATCGGTGTAATCAATATAAAAATAAAACACATATCATTATACGGACGACAAATAATATAGGTTTCCTATGAATTTTTCTTTTACAGAATATTTTCAAAGTTGTGCCAATCTTATTGGATTAAATGCTATTACCAAATATAGTGAAATTAAAAATAAAATTAATAAGTATGCTAAGTCTATATATACTTATCACCCATGGATTACTTATAGTATTGATATTAGTATATATGGGTGTAATTGGATATATGCAATGCACTATAATGAAAATATAGAACCATATCATAATTGTTGGATTTCATCAAATAAGTTGATACAACCTAACTTCTATAAGGATTCTAACATGTTAAATATTATTGACAAACATACTTGTGTGTATGACAATAACCATATATCTTGTTCTTATACATTCATTCGTTTTTTGAATAATTATAATTCAGTATTTAAACCACAATTTACTTCTTTATATAAAGAAAACTTGTTATATGCCAAATATAATAACATATATATTTCCAGAGTTCAACATGACCGTACATTTGATGAATTTAAACATATTGATGGTTTTAATACACCATCTACTGTCGGGTTCTTATATGTTACAGTAAAAACAAATGACCAAAATATAAACATGGATATTGATCAAAATCATATGTATGTTAACAATGAATTATTTTCTACTGCATTCATACATCGTTATATTAAATATAATAATATTGATGCCATTTGTAATAATAATTATGTTATAAATATCATGGATAATGATATTAATATGTTTGTATTGAAACCCAATCAATATTTAGTTCTTAATAAAACTGACTATACTGTAAAAACTATTAATAATGGTGAATAAACCCGTATATTCTCATAAAAGGGTATAAAGATTTTTCTCATTATTATATACGGGCGTAATCACTATGGATACAGTGAGTATTCCAACCCAATTACATAATTTAAATGATAAATGGAATATGTATTACCATTTACCAAATAACAAAAACTGGGAATTATCCAGTTATACTATCCTAATGGATAATATTAATAGTGTTGAAGATGTTATTGAATTAAATAATAAAATACATGACCATGTTGTTCGCAATTGTATGCTATTTGTTATGAGAACAGGCATTACACCTATGTGGGAAGACCCAAAAAATAGAAATGGGGGGTGTTTTTCGTATAAAGTTGGAAATAAACACGTTCCCGAAGTGTGGAAACATTTATTTTACTATTTATGTGGCGAATCTATTTGTATTAGTCCTGAGCATTCTACTTATATTAACGGAATTACCATTTCGCCCAAAAAAAACTTTTGTATTATAAAAATTTGGCTATCTACTACAAAATTACAAGACCCAGGATGTATTGTACCTATACCTAACCTATCTAAACAAGGTTGTTTATTTAAAAAACATGAACCTGAATTTTAATCTTTTACCATGATTTTATCTAACGGTAACGAAAACCGTGTTTCATCTAAATAAAAAAATATATATGCGATGTACAATAATGTTGTATTCTTGCAGTTTATTAGTACATTGTAAATATCCATTATACATATTATTTTAGATATTATAAAATTGATTATAAATTTTTTATTTTTATTATTAATTCAATATTCATATTATATTAATAAAATGAAAGTTATTGACAAATACATTGAACCACTTGGAATAACTATTCAATTCCATGTTGGTAAAAATGCACAAGACAACTTTGACATTATTGAAAATGCTAATCCTAATGATATATGGTTTCATATTGATGATAATGCGTCCTGCCACGTCATTGGTTCATTACCTGAAGATACTACATTTGGAAAAAAACAATTGATGTATATTATTAAACAAGGGGCTATTATATGTAAACAATTTTCAAAATACAAATCTCATAAAAATGTTTCTATTGTATACACTCCAATTAAAAATGTCACAATGACTGACATTATTGGTTCTGTAGTTATTCAATCCAGTAAAAATATCAGTATTTAATGCATAGTCTACAGCTTTATTATTTGTCTCCAGTTATGCCGAAATATTCTACGGGTTTTATTATTATATTCAAATCTGCAAATTCATGGGACAATAATACATCATTATACCAACACGTATCCTGCACATATTTTGTAAAATTATCTATGTCTAACTGCATAATATCATCGCCTAAATTATGCTTTTTTAATAAAGACTTAATCGCGTACTGTGAAAATACAACACCTGCACCTTCATGAACCCAATTTGTATTTATATTTGGACGGGGTGATTTTTTATTATATTGGTGTGATGAATGTCTCACCTTTGTTTGGTGCCAATTATTTATCCAAGTTTTACCATAATGTATACAATTACCCCCATAATCTATTCTATGAAATGTAGTATTAATAAAAAGTTCTTCATCAGTAAGAATACAATCATCGCCAAACGTTATTACATGTGATTTTTTGTTTGATATGTGATTATACCAATAATAATAAGCTAACCAAGTTTTTGTGGGAATATTATCATATTCATCGCTGGTTCTTATTGATAATTCTTTTGCCGATGCATTATATTCAAATAAATTTTCCTGATTTTCATTACCACTAAATATAAACAATAGATGTTCTTTAAAATTTTCTTTTATAGTACTCCATGAACCTGATGTATGTCCAGACGATTTATCGCCATTTTTATACTTTTGACAGCTTAATATTATTATATCAGCTGGACCAAGAGACATTACAAAGTTTGTAATTTATTATACAATGCTATACGAATTATATAATATTATTCTACCGAATTTATGATGGAGGCAACGGGGCTAAACATAACATAATTGAACCCAATGAAGCTACATCATATTTCACGATTAATGGTAAATCATTTCCCAAATACATTTCTAAATGAGTACATAACGGTGTACATTTTATAAAATGACTCAAACTCTTTAATGAAAATTCTCCTTGGATTACTATGGACGCATCATTCTTCTGGATAAATTCCATATTTCCACCAGACTCAGAACGATAAATTTTTGAACTCGCGAAATTACCTTCACATGAAAATATTAAATCGTTTCCGACAGACTTGATTTCTATTCTATCGGAAATTCCATTTAAGTCACGAATAATTTTTTGGAAATCGGTCGTTGGCAAATTTATAATTGTTGAATATTCAACATCAGGGACAACCAATTCTTCCATATCTGGATCGATTAACCTCAACTTTTGACAATAACACTGTTTTATATCACCATTATCGTACTGTAATCCAAGATGAGAAACAACTCCATCATGGTAATCTGCCTTGTCTATATACATGGATAATGTATCATCATTTGACATGGTTGAAATTACTTTAAATAGATGTAGCGTATTTGTACATACAATTATTTTTTCAGGATCACAATTATATTGCTCAAATTTATGAGCATTTAACGTTACATTTACCAATATTGTATGTGTTTTATCAAAATTTATTATTTTCATTCCCTCCTTTGTATATGTAATTGTTGCATCAGTTAAAATATCTTTTATTGCTGTTATCATATTACGAATCGGTTGAATTTGTACAGTTTTTATTGTCATTACATTGTTCTCTTCATTCATTTCTTCAAACTATTAGAATACCATATATGTGCGTTTGTTTTTATATTTAAATTATTATAAATGTATTTTACCTAAATTATACGCACCTTACTTTTTATGTTCTAATATGTAAATGGGTTTTATATATGCATACAACATATAAAATTATCTACTTTTTACACCGATGCTTATTTATACACATGCATATCGCTTATTTAATAATATACTATTTTATTTTTTTATTAGATAGCAGTTTAGGGATATAATACAAATAATTATATTATGTTATAATAATATATAATCGTTTAGTATACAAATGGCAACAGTACTTAATACCAATAATTATTCTAAATTAAACAACGATATAATTGATATTATGCGGTCTGGCTTATATTCAGGAGTATCTGTGAATATATATACTGATGCAGATGCTACCATATTTGCGGTTGACGGTAATACACCCATTGAGGGCAAAAAAATTAATAAGATTAATACAACCGGGGCTTATACTATTGCAGCTAATAATCAATATGTCAACGGGTCTATTGAACTTATTTTCAACGACGGTACTTCATTTAAAGTAGTTGATAATGTTGATGAATGTTGGTATACAATTGAAGGTATTATATTCCAAAGACGCACATTTTAAACAATTATTTATTTTCAATGGTATATGGTAATTTATTTATCATATAACAGCTTATTTGTTCGTGCAAAATAAAATAAAATAATATCATAATATAATATTGTAACATATGTTATTATTTAACAATCAATATTATATTATTCGTAAAGGGGATTTTGCTACCAATGGAAATACCAAAGTCATTTATTGCATTTTTTCTTCTATCCTTTGTATTGATGATTATATAAATCGTAGTTCATATGATTGTTTTATTATATTATGCGGGTCTACTGCTATATGGTCATGTATTGAATGTTATTTACATATAAGTAAAACACGCATTATTAAACCTATGAATATTTCATTTAATAAAACAATAATACAATTATCTACACCCATTGGTATTTTTTTGCAAGGTTTTCAAGAAGGCGGATTCATTACTACGTTGGGTCTTTATTATGGTGACAGAATTCATGACCCTTTTTATTTATTACAAATGCATATTTTTATTCTTGTCGTTATTACCCATCTGTATTTCAAATCTAATGTTAGTAAATCTTCTAAACGACTAATTAATACTAAATATTCTATTGGCTATATTTGTGCTGCTACTCTATACGATATACATATTTTTTTTTATTATCCTCAATATCAAACCCGACAAATTTATATGTTTGCTACCATGGTTTATATTTGTTCATTTTGGACTTTTTTCGCATGGCTTTTCAATTTCAGACAGGTTGAAGTTTATACCAAAAATAATGTTGACCTTATTGACAATAATGAATATCCATATAATATTATTAATAAATATTGTACACGCCCTGCTACCAGTATGGAGTCATTTTGTATATTAGCATATGATGTTATATTTGAGATTGGATTTGCTTATCTCTTTTTTTACAATCTGTTTATTGTATAACCCATATATCATATATTTTACTTGAATATATGATACAAACAAAATATATATGGTGTTCACTAATCATTTTCATCACTCTATACTATTTTATCCATTCCATTATGGATTTCATATTTTCCTACATAAATTAAGTCACCCTCCTGTTTTTGAGCACGTTTAAAACTGTCCAAATTATATAACTGTTTGGTTCTTGGATTCATTGCATAATCAACACCATCTATTTGTTTTCTTACTCCTTTCCAGCCTACTGTTTTCATGTCCAATCCATCTTTTATGTTACTATCTTTATCTAATGTTGGGTGTGATGCGAAATTATTTGATTCCACCATTCCCGACCCATAACATACATAATCTTCTCCTTTATCACCATTTGATGTTGAATGAATATTACAATCCACTGCGGTTTCCTTTATTGCACGTAATATTTCGTTATTTATTCGCTGCTTTATACTTGATATTTCATATAAAGTCTCGTCCGTGGTTACTGGGGTTTTTTTGTCTATTCTACTTATATCACGTATTCGTAATTCTACATTTTTACCGTCAGTCTTTTGTTCTTCACTTAACGTTGATACATACAAAAACACTTTCACTGTACGTAATTCTTCGGGCAAATCCATATGACTACCTATACGACGTGCCCGACCAACCACCTGCTCTGTCCTTACCATATGCCAATACGGCTCTACTATATGTACATACCGAGTATTTCGTAAATTTATTCCTTCTGCACCCGATGCGGTAATCATTATTGTCTTGATTATTTCACCATACATATTATTCTCTGCTGTTTTACGTAATTCAGTAACTAATGATGGTGGCACTAATTCCCAATTTCCATTATATATATTACGAATTATCTCCTTTTGTTCTATACTTTCTGTACCTGTATATAACACAAATTTTGGCTTATCCATATCTTCCTCTACTATGTCTAACACCCATTTTTCTCCCTCGTGCTTAAGCTTAAATTCTGCCATTCCATTTGCCAATAATATTAATCGCATTAAACCAATTCCTTCCATTGTGCGGAAATGACTATATAACAAATGCAACCCTACATTGTCTGAATCTGTCAAATTTTCAAGAATCTTAGCAAATTTTGGACTATACTCGGGTAAAGCGTCCTTTGATAAATATTGACTTATATTAGTTCCCTCGATTTTTCGGTTCACTTCTTCCATTGCTATTTCTATACGCCTTGCATAACTGCTATTTATTTCTACACCTTCCTCCGGCGGTTGACCCGTATTATCTACTGTTAATTGACCTGTTGCTATATTATCTAACATATCTTCATTTATATCTTCGTCCGCGTCACTTGCACGTTTATCTGGAATTGGTCGTTGAATACTTCCTGGAAATGTAAAATTACACGCTGCCCTTGAAAATATACGATATGTTGATGATACTTTATATAACTCATCCGCTTTATTCATTCTACGATGGGTTGCCGATTTCTTTTCGCGATCCGCTTCTTCTTTTCTTATTTGTTCATAAATTCCAAATTGATGGGTTGTCATTGGACTCTTTATTACATGATATAAATCATCATCCTCTGTCATTTCTATTGTTGGTAATAATTCTTCTTGGGCACTACGGAAATATGACGTTAACCCCAATATACGACGTTGAAATAAATTCATATTTTTTGTTTCTCCTTTGTCTACATCTACAAATCTATCGAAAAATTCTTCACGTATATCTGGTAATGCTTTATTATTTATTTCGGTTATCATTGCATCTTTCACAGATACATCATTCTTCTTACTTTTTAATACACGCAGAATTGACTCCAAGAATTGTTTATCTGATATATTTCCACTATCATCTAATTTTACACCATTATAACGATTAAATGCGTCAGTCACACCACCATAGATCTTTTGAGTTTTATTACAACCTCCTTTTTTTGTATTTTGTACTTTACGAGTTCCTTTTAACTGTCCACGCTTTTTTGTATTTATAAAACCATATGGATTTCGTGTTATCGTCAGCTTATTATCTGTAAAATCTATATAATCATACGTCTTTAAATTTGCATCGCCCAACATATTATATATTGCATCTTGGTTTAATTTTTCTTTTTTCTCCCATGATACTGGAATTGTCCATGTTTTTATATATCCACGTAATATATTGTATAGTATACCTATTTCATTTGGATAATTTATAATTGGTGTTCCCGTTAACAATACGATCTTTACATTTGATGCACTCAATAAATATTCATACAACTTATAAGATATTGAATCTCTCACTTTTATTTTATTGACTATACGACTTACAAAATTATGTGCTTCATCTATTATTACCACAGTGTTATCAAACGGGTTTTTTGTATAACTTCCAGTTAAATTACTCATTATTCGGTCATTCATACCATTATAATTGATATCTGTATATTTATTACGGATCATTGCATCTAATTGATTGTCCACATCTTTCTGTTCTTGTGATGATAATCCTGCAAAATTTGGTTCCTTATTTATATTTACTAACCATGCTCCATTATGTTCTGTTATATATTTTGAAGATAACGATAATGCCCTTGATAATATACCTACATAATTGGGATTTCCCGCTATGGCTATAAATTCCCAATATTGATTCTTCTTATATAAATCGTCACCACATTTCTTCATCTCACTGAAAAAATTCATTTTTAATGATGCGGGTGTCATTATACATATACGCTTATCACTTTTCATACCCTCTGCTATCGCGATTGATGTACATGTCTTACCTGAACCTAAACCATGATACAACAATAATCCTCTATAAGGCGTATATATATTTAAATAATCTCGTACTATCTTTTGATGCAGTAATAATTTAAAATCGGAACTTGATGCTGTTGGGGGGTTTCCCTGGGATTTTTCTAAATCCTCTTTCGCACGGAAATATTCTGTCCCTACTCCAGGTGCATATACTAACTGAGAAAATATTTCTGTCATATTCTGTGTGAACTTTTTACGATTATTCATATAATAACTTGGAGCCTTTATTATTACCTTTTCACGCTCTTTTGGTAATCTATTTATCACTTTTTGGGTTCTTATTACTGCTGTCGTTAAATCTACATCTTCCTCTATCTCAACCTTCCCTGTTATTTTTAATTTACGGGGTTTTTTTGACAATTCTTTTATCATCACTGGTTCTTCTTTTTCTTCTTCATCTTCCTCCTCATTGACCTTACCTAAAAGCAAATTTGAATCATCTAATGGATCTTTTTCATGTGGTTTCTGGTTTATTTTTTTTGTTGTTAATATTGGCATTGGACGATATGACTCTTCTACTACACTTGGCTCCTTTTCATCTATTACTTTAATACTTGAATTATCTTGTATTCGTTTTATTATTGCTAACCTATCTAACATACTTGTTTTTCGTTTATCAACTATTATAGGGGGTTTTATAATTTCTGGTTTTGGCATTTCTTGTTTTGCATATTCTAAATTCGTTTCATCATTTTCTACATCACGCGTACCTTCTACCTCATTGGACTCACTTTCCATTGTTGGTTCATCACTTATTGCAGATGACACTTTTTCTATCACTTGGTTATTTTTTATTTGAACCTTTACACCAGCAAATGGTTTAGGTGCTGGACGTTTTTCCATTATTTCGTCTAAACGTTGATATGGTATATTACTCATAGTCTAATATAAATATATTGACAAAAAATATATTTATATTTATTTTACTGATATTTGTAATCAATCATTTACAAAACAATTCCTTTGCCATTGTTTTTATTATTTTATTATCTAACTTGATTTGGGCGTCTTCCACATCTCCTAACATTAATCGCATCATTTTGTAGCAAAACTCATTATTACGGGTTTCCATTATTTCACAATCTGGGTGGGCAGATTTCCATTTTGGAACTGCTCTACAATTGTTCATCGTAACACGGTTTAATATCTTACGTAACTTGGTTAGCTCGTCGGTATCCTTACTCCATTCATCTTTGTCTTTGATATACATCGTTTCTCGCTTAATATCCGTGCAATGGATGGGTCGCTTTGTGATATCCATACCCTTTAACCGTTCCATGATCATCTTCGTCATACCATTCACATACCCATGATGTCCTATATATTCAATTTCATCTATTTGCACATCCAGATTACCGAGAAAGTCGGTTATGTTCATCGCATCCTTGCAGGTATCATTGAGGAAAAAGTTTAGATTAAATTGATTGTTGTTTGTGGTGTTATTATTTGTGGTGTTATTATTAATTGTAATTCCATTTTTGACTACATCTACCATCTGGCTTTGTAATTCCATATTTTGCTTTTGCAATGCAACCACTGCTGAATGCTCTTCTATCATTAAAGAACGCTCTTCTACCATTAATTCTTTAAACTCCTCATTCTGTTTTAATAACCTTAAAATTATACTCGCATCACTCGGTGGTTCACTTATACTATTTTGTATTTTATCTGATATATCGTCATCTGATATATCATCATCTATATTATCTACATACGTACATTTCTTTTTATGAGCACATAATGTAGATGCATGTTTATATTCCTTACCACATGAACACATAAATAATTTGGCATTTTTTGGCATTTTTTCGTTAGGATTTGTTAGGATTTGATGTTTTGCAGTCAACACGTGTCTATTATAGTCTTTCTTATTACTGCATTTAAAGTCACAATGTTCACAATCATATTTTTTGGGGTTTTTTGGGGTTTTTGGCATTAGGATTTTGTTAGGATTTTGTTAGGATTTACCTTTATATATCCTAACATAAAAAACCCCTAAATCCTTTTACAAATAAGTATTAAAAAAAAGTGTGCAGTCAACCTAAAATTATTTTTTTGGGATTTGCTGCATTATGCTCTAAACTGGTTTTTTGTGTTTTTTCCGAAAAAGAAATGGCTGTACTTTTCAAAAATGGACATTTTCAGAATGTCCTTTTTTCAGAATATGAATGACTTTTTTATTTCGTGTTTTTCTGATAACTATATAAATTGAAATTAGGATATAAAGAACCAACCACAAACTTATTTACAAAACAAATCCTTTGCCATCGTTTTTATTATTTTGTTATCTAACTTTATTTGGGCCTCTTCCACATCTCCTAACATTAATCGCATCATTTTGTAGCAGAATTCATTATTACGAGTTTCCATTATTTCACAATCTGGGTGAGCGGATTTCCATTTTGGAACTGCTCTACAATTATTCATCGTAACACGACTTAATATCTTACGTAACTTGGTTAGCTCGTCGGTATCCTTACTCCATTCATCTTTGTCTTTGATATACATCGTTTCTCGCTTAATATCCGTGCAATGGATGGGTCGCTTTGTGATATCCATACCCTTTAACCGTTCCATGATCATCTTCGTCATACCATTCACATACCCATGATGTCCTATATATTCAATTTCATCTATTTGCACATCCAGATTACCAAGAAATTCGGTTATATTCATCGCATCCTTGCAGGTATCATTGAGGAAAAAGTTTAGATTAAATTGGTTGTTATTTGTAGTGTTGTTATTTGTGGTGTTATTATTAATTGTAACTCCATCTTTGACTACATCTATCAACTTGGTTTGTAATTCTACATTCTGCTGTTGCAATGCAACAACCGCAGAATGCTGTTCTACCATCAATTCTTTAAACTCATCATTCTGTTTTAATAACATTAAAACTGTACTCGCATCACTAGGCGGTTCACTTATACAATTTTGTATTTCATCTGGTGTTTCGTCATCTGTTGTATCCTCATTCATAGTATCTACATGCGTACATTTCTCTACATGCGTACATTTCTTTTTATGTCGAGTTAATGACGGGGCTTGTTTATATTCCTTACCACAAGAACACATAAATATTTTGGCGTTTTTTGGCTCTTTTTCGTTAGCATTTGTTAGCATTTTATGTTTTGCAGTTAAAATATGACGATTAAAATCACATTGTTTACTGCATATAAAGTTGCAGTGTTCACATTTATATTTTTCGGCGTTTTTTGGCGTTTTTTGAGTTAGCATTTTGTTAGCCGTTTCTCTTAATATATGCTAACATAAAAAACGCCTAAATCCTTTTACAAATAAGTATTAAAAAAAAGTGTGCAGTCAACCTAAAATTATTTTTTTGGGATTTGCTGCATTATGCTCTAAACTGGTTTTTTGTGTTTTTTCCGAAAAAGAAATGGCTGTACTTTTCAAAAATGGACATTTTCAGAATGTCCTTTTTTCAGAATATGAAAGACTTTTTTATTTCGTGTTTTTTCTGATAACTATATAAATTGAAAATAGGATATAAAGAAACACCCCTAATTTTACTGTAAAACCCATATTATTCAAAAAAATTGAAATTACCCATTATTAACTAATTGTATTAAACGGAGTTAAATATAATTAATATTTATATAGTATATAGTATATAGTATGCCCGATTATACTTGCGAACGTTGTTTGAAGGAATTTTCTCAAAAATCTCATTATGATAAGCATATGAATAGGAAAAGACCTTGTCAAGATAATAAAAAAACGTTAGAGAGGGTTGTTGAAAGTATAATCACCAATAAATTAGAAAATAACCATACTGATACAATTATAGAGAACACGATGGTGAAAGCCAAAGCGGTCACGCCCAAACTGAATATTGTAACAACACCTGGAGAAAAAACACAAAAAATAGTAAACGAAGATTGTATTGAAGGTATGAAAAAAATACAAGCCAATTCAGTAGACATCATTATATGCGACCCGCCATACAATATAGGTAAGGACTTTGGAAACAATAGCGATAAACAAAAAATGGAAGATTATTTGATATGGTGTGATGCTTGGATAGGAGAATGTATTCGTATTTTGAAACCAGCGGGAACATTATACATTTACGGATTCAGTGAAATATTGGCTTTCATACGAGTTAGAATTAATATTAATGTAAGATGGATTATATGGCATTATACAAATAAGGTGACACCATCATTGAATTTTTGGCAAAGAACCCATGAGAGTATATTGTGTTGTTATAAAGAAAAGCCAGTATTCAATAAAGATGATGTGAGAGAACCATATACAGAAACCTTCTTGAAAAACGCAGCGGGTAAAGTACGAAAAGCGACAAAAGGGCGTTTCAGTAATGGTGAAAAAGAAACAACTTATACTGCACATGCAAATGGTGCTTTACCTCGTGATGTAATAAAAATATCTGCATTAGCGGGTGGAGCAGGTAAACGTGAACGTGTTGACCATCCAACACAAAAGCCATTAGAATTATGTAAAAAATTAATCAACGCCAGTAAAAATGGTGAAGACACAGTATTGGTAGTTCCTTTTGCGGGTTCAGGAAGCGAATGTGTGGCAGCAAAAAAACAGAATATTAATTTTATAGGTTATGAAATAAATGAGGACTATGTTAACTTATGCAATACTCGTTTAACTGCTGTAGAAACTGAATTAGAGTATGATAATAAAGTTGTAAAAAATATCCCTACTAAAGAAATACATATTCCAAAACCGATTTTAAAGTGGGTTGGTGGAAAAACACAAATTATGGATAAACTTATTCTGGATTTTCCAGTTGAAATAAATAATTATCGTGAAATATTTTTAGGAGGAGGCAGTGTATTATTAACCTTATTATCGTATGTAAAGATTGGTATTATAAAAATACATGGTGATATATACGCATATGATTTGAATGAACCATTAATTTATATTTACAAAAATATACAAACCCACCATAACGAATTATATGATAAATTGCAAGAAATCATTACTGAATTTAATAAATGTGGCGATGGCGAATTAAACCGAAAACCCGAAAATATTGAAGACGCAAAAGCATTGAAAGAAAATTATTATTATTGGATAAGACAAGAATATAATAAATTAGGCGATAAAAAGAGTATATTCGGTTCTGCTATGTTTATATTCTTAAATAAAACCTGTTTTAGAGGTGTATTTAGAGTTGGACCAAATGGGTTTAATGTTCCATATGGACATTATAAAAATCCGGAAATCATTAATAAAAAACATTTGGATGTAATACATGATTTAATTCAAAATGTAATATTTGAATGCTGTGATTTTAATACATCACTAACAAATGTAGAACCTAAAGATTTTGTATATCTGGACCCTCCATATGCTCCAGAAACAGAAACTTCATTTGTAGGATATACTGAAAATGGATTTGATATAGAACAACATAACAATTTATTTAAATTAATACACAATTTAACCGACACAAATAAAAAAATAATATTAAGTAATGCAGATGTAAGTTTAGTACGTGAAAACTTTACAAATGAAAAATATAATATATCATCAATATTATGTAAAAGGTCTATTAATTCTAAAAATCCAGACGCAAAGGCAAAAGAAGTTATTATAAAAAATTATTAGATTTTACAATAAAGGTGATACCAAATCACTAAAACGAATGTATTCAATCTCCCCACGACTTAGCTATATCCAATATAAGTTGTGTTTTTTGTAATTTTTTCACCAAAAATGTTCTTTTTCAGAATATGAAAGACTTTTTATTTTGTGTTTTCTGATAAATATATAAATTGTAAATATGATATAAAGAAAATAAGTTAGATTTTCAGGATTTATTTATTGGTAATAGAGTAAGATCTGTAACAACACATAATTATATAATTTAAAAAGTGTTAAGGTGTGCAATAGCATCTTCACATGCGATTTGTTCTGCCTTTTTCTTAATTTTATGCTGTCCTTCTCCCAAAAATAGGAAAATCTTGCCTTGTTGTGACATATATTGATGTATATCATTATAGGTTTTAAATTGAGAAATGGGTATAGCTTTATTCGGGGTAAGATTATGAATAGTCTGTCCCAAACACATAAATACTCCCATCTTATAACCTGTTTCTTGGTCTTGGTCGCCAATTTCTAAATAATCGGGAGTTACTTTGAACTCTTTTTGAATTTTTACTTGCAAAATATTTTTATAATTGTCATCATTACGGATTAGATTAATCCAATCAACATGTTTTTCAAAAACAGATTCAATAAATACTTGTGCCATTTGAAATCCAGGGCCTGTTTCAAATACGTTTTTAAACCAACCTTCTTCATCTGTGACTTTAACACGGTTAAAATCTAAAAACAATGCACCTATAAATGCTTCAAATAAGCAACCAAGTTTCTTTAAATTAGTCCTGATTTGTTTACCCTCTGCATGTTTAGATAATACAACCCAATTATGTAGTCCCATTTCATAAGCCATTTTACCAATAGCTTCATTTTTAACCAATGCAATTTTCTTTTCAGTCATAAAACCTTCTTGTTCTTTGGGGAAACGCCGATACAAATAATACTTGGTTGTACATTCTAACACTCCATCACCAATAAATTCTAATCTTTCATTTGACTTGGAAAATAATGGAATACAATCATCAGGTTTAGGTACAATTACAATATTATTATTTATATTTTCCAATTGAGGGCGTTTAATATAAGAACGGTGAATAAATGCTCTTTTATACAATTCAAAGTTGTGAATAGAATAATTTATACCATATCTGCGTAAAATATCTTCAACTTGTTCTTTGTTAATTAATTTATTTAGGGGATTGTATGGGTCAAAAACATACGTTTCTACTCCGTTCTGGTTTTTTTCAACATGGATATCATCATCTATATTCATGTTATTCGTCAAATAATATGAATCTTGTATATTATTATTCTCATTATTTATTTATATTGTTTGTGTTTAGTATATTGTCACGTATAGAATAAAATATTTAGGTAGTATATAATATACAATGGTCTATTCTCAAACTAAACGTACATCTTCTATGGCAAGTATTACCAACCAAAACCAAGGTGGTGGCAGCAAGAAGGCTGGATTCCCTTATTTAGTCGGCCGCGACTCGTGGACTTCCGTCGCTCTTAACAAAAAGACACAATTTTTGGACGAAGCCACAAAAGGTCTTCAATTTACATTGAACCCCAATGTTCGTCAATCTCGCCCCGTCGGTATGACACCTGGTGCTGGTCGCAGTTATTTTAATTAAATGAAATTAAATGAATTATAATTATAATTATGATAATGTAAAAACAATATAATAATGTGATCATTATTATTATATTGTAGAGAACCTGACATGAAAGTTATTATTGATGAACGAGAAACAGACCTATTTGAGAAATGTGAGGCGTTAATATGTAGCAGCCCAATACCTACTTATATACAATTATCTACAAAAGTGTTAAATTTAGGTGATATTTTAATAAAAACAGATGAAGATAAGGATGTTCTCTTAATTGAACGAAAATCATTGCAAGATTTACTCGCATCTATAAAAGACAATAGATATGAGGAACAGTCATATAGATTGGTTCATTCGAATGATTTTCCACCACATTCTATTTTTTATTTAGTAGAAGGAATGTACTCACAATTGCGTACACCGATGGAAAAGAAAATTATTATGTCAGCTGTGACTACCCTGCAATACTTTAAAGGGTTTAGTGTTCACCGAACCGCATCATTACACGAATCCGCACAATGGTTACTGTATCTTGCTGATAAAATAGAACGTAACTTCATAAAGGGTATCATTCCATATTATTTAACACAACCATTTCTTAAACATTTTACAAAGGGCAATAGAGAACCTGAATCAACAATATCTAATGAAATTAATAAAACAGAGAACATTATAGAGGATATTGACGAAAACGATGAAAATACACCCATTTCAACAGTTTTTTGTTCTCAACCTGACCAAGGTTCTCAAGGTCAAACCAGTGCAGACTATTGTCATGTTGTAAAAAAAGTAAAAAAAGAGAATATTACACCAGAAAATATAGGTGAAATCATATTATGTCAAATTCCAGGCATTAGTTCAATAACAGCCATTGCTATTATGAAACATTTTAATCACTTTACACATTTTATGGAAGAAATAACAAAAGATTTTTCGTGTATAGAGAACCTGACAATTGAATCTAATGGAAAAACCCGTAAAATAAGCAAAAAATCAATAGAAAGCATTCAACAATATTTATTGAATGTCACGAAATAATGATATAGGTTTATGTGTATACTATACTATAAATGGAAACAATTGTACCGACTGAACCACCCGAACCACCCGCACCACCCGCACCACCCGCACCACTCGCACCACCCGCACCACTCGCACCACCCGCACCACCCGCACCATGGTATTGTTATATTTTAAGAAATACACAATCACAATTTAGTCACCTTACCTATAATGGTTCAACAAATGACCCTCGTAGACGATTACGACAACATAATGAAGAAATAGTTGGAGGAGCCAGATATACACATGGTCGTGGCGGTGGATGGGAAATATATGCACTTGTGACAGGTTTTATTGACCATAAAAATGCATTGTCATGCGAGTGGCGTATAAAACATACGAATGGCAGACCAGGTAAACGACCAAATGCACATTTAGGTATGATTGGACGAATTCGTGGACTCTGTGAAGTTTTGAAACTGGATAAATGGACAAGTAAATGTACTGTAGATAATCAAAATATACCATATACAGTATATATAGCAGAAGATGTTGCAGAATATTTACAAGGTTCTCAATTACCCGAAAACATTACAGTTAATATTGGAATTCCATCGTTTGAGAAAGAAAAAAAGTAATTAGTATATCAATAAGGTATGAATGCGTTTTATGTTGTTATTAAGTATTACACAAAATATTTTGTATAGGTGAAATATGTAACGGTCCATCGTCTTGATACATAATAGGGTGTGAACTTGTATTGTTATATGTGAATAATGGCATTACTGATGATATATACATATTAGAGTTAACAGAGTTATCGGAGTTATAATCATCATCAGTTATATCACTATCGCTATCATTATATGAATGAACATAATAGGCTGTAGAATAATTTCCAACAATACGGGTAAAATTATATTCATATTCTTGACAATTTATACAATAATTTGTAAAGATATTATCAGTACACCCATAGTGTAAACAATTAATACACTCATGGGGTCCAGTTTTTTCATAATGATTTGTTGCCCATTCAACCGGGAAACAAATTGAATATTTTTGATCATTATAGTCATAAAATTTAGGCATAGATTTGTGCATTGTGATTGAAATAATATTTATACTTGTTATTTATTTTTGATAATGTGTGTAATCAATTTTTAACCAATGATGTCCTTTGGTGGTGGAACAACGGACGGTATTGATGGGAAAAACACGGTTTTTGCGTTAAATAAGGAGGGTTTAACAATTTCATTGTCAACATATTTACCCGAATCAATCATTTGTTGTGTATACGTAATACCTGCCCATTTTGAATCCATTGGATTGTCACTAATTTTTTTTGCATTGGTAGAATCATGTATAGCATCAACATTAGTATACACACCTATATGTTGACCAGTTGGGTCAAACCCATGATATTGGTCTTTATTGTAGGGTGGGTTTGCACGACTGGCATCATTCACTTTTTGAATGGCATCATTTACTTGTTCGGGGTCATGTTGAAGACCACCTTGTAAATCAAAAGGGCTTGGACGAACACGATAAACATCATCACCCTGTGCATTATTTTCTTGTTGTAGATAAAGTACTGGACATGTATTCCCCTTTTTCTTTTGTATTTCTAAATAGTTGATATATTCATCTAAATTAAAGAAAGAGAGTGGATTAGTATCATCTTCTGGTTTATTCGTATTGTATAATAATAACGAATTGCCTTTTTGAATTAACATATTAGGACAACTGGAATCATCACTATTTTCCATGTTCTCTTTTGGTTTTAGATTGACTGATATATCCCAATATACGGTAACATAAAGTCCTAATAAAAAGGTGCATATTAAAAAAATTATAAATATTCGTTGGGATAATGACATCTTATATATATTTACATTGACATAAATATTTGATTTCTTTAGTAAATTATATGTCATAATAATATATAGAGTATTAATGCAAAAAATAGAAGGCGGATCAAAATTACGAATCGGTAAAAGGAATAGTAAAGGTAACAGTAAACGAACAAAATCTTCTAAAAGGTCGTATGCAAAGAAATCCAAACTTCAAAAAAAAAGAAATAATAAAACAAGTAAGAAAACAAAAAAACCAAAAAAAAATAAAATGAAGGAGATAGAAACAATGTGGAATACCATTTTTGACAGATCAGTAGATAACCAACCTACCGATATTGCTACTGAACCAATAATAAATACAGACCCTAATAGTGATGTAAAACCAGTAGTTATTGTTCTTATACACGCAGACTGGTGTGGACATTGTAAAACATTACAACCAGAGTGGGACATCATGGAAAAATCATTAAGTGATGATGAAATGAAAAATGTAGCATTTGAGGTAATAGAAAGTGCAGAATTAGATAATAAATTACCTATGGTGTCACAAAAATATATGAATGGCAATACAATAACTCATTCGGGGTTTCCAACAATAGGTAATATCCATAACGGTGAATTTCAACAATATGGTGGTGGACGTACTTCAAACGATTTATTGGATTGGATTCGTGATTTAATATCAAAAATATAATATATTATTTGGCTGCATGCATGAATGTAACTAATATACATATATCTTTTTATAAAATTGATTATTTTGACAATAATAAACCATTCAAAATAATCTAAATATTAACGCGTAATAATAATAAATGTCCGTAATAATACGAAAGAAGAAACCAATCGTGGTAAAATCATTTCGGTTGATTGATTTTCATATATATGATGATTCACCGACCAAAGAAAATGATTCTGGTTCTGATGAGGATTCACATAAACGTTCTTACAAAAAAAATGACGATTTGCAGTTTGTAATTCAAATGTTTGGAATAAATGAACGTGGAGAAACATGTTGCATTTATGTGAATGATTATCAGCCATTCTTCTATGTTAAGGTGGGTGATTCTTGGACTGACTATAATGCAGGGGCTTTTATGCGAGATTTGCAAAATAACCAGAAATTAGATAAACGTTTTAAAAACTCTATTGTATCATGTGAATTAGTTGATCATTATAAATTATATGGATTTTCGGGAGGCAAAAAGCATAAATTCTTAAAAATTTCGTTTAAAAATACGACCGCTATGAATAAATACAAGAATTTATGGTATACTTACAATAATGATGAAAGTACCAACAATGGAGAGTATCGTACTCGTACAAATATTGTATTTCAGGGAGTGACTACAGAGTTGTATGAAAGTAATATTCCTCCATTATTGCGATACTTTCATATTCATAATATTAGCCCATCTGGTTGGGTTTGTTTTAAAATGAATCGTATCATTAAACCACAAAACAATACAACCACCTGTAAATATGAATTTATATGCCCATTGAAAGAATTAATTCCACAACCCGACAAAGAGACTATAGTGCCGTATAAGATATGTAGTTTTGATATAGAAGCAAGTAGTAGTCATGGTGATTTTCCGATTCCAATTAAAACATATAAACGATTTGCGTTTAATGTAGTTGATGTATTCATAAAACAGATGTCTGTATTAAATGAAACAATGTCAAAACAATTACTACAAAAAATGATTTTGGCAGCATTCAGTTATGGTAAATTCGAGGGTGTAGATGTTGTGTATCCAAAATATTCTTCAACAAAGGCTCAGTTGAATAAATATATTTTAATATTATTAAATGAAAGCATAGAAAACGTAAAAAAAGAGAATCAAGACGATGATACAACTAATTTATTAACGATTGATGGTATATTTGAACAAATAAAGGAAAATCAACAATATACTGGAACTGGTGATGATAATGGTAATGAGACGAATGAAGTTACAGATACGACTGGATATTATAATAAAAATTATATACGTAAACCCAAAATAAAACGTAATGATACTATTTTGGATATATTGATCAACGAAAACTATAATCGTGACGAAAAAATTCAAATATTAAATGAAGTAATGACCAGATTGTTTCCTCGTTTGAAAGGTGATGAAGTAACATTTATTGGGTCTACCTTTTTAAAATATGGCGAAAAGGAACCTTATTTAAACCATTGTTTGGCAGTAGGTACATGCGATGATATCCCAGGAATACAAGTAGATTGTGTTGATACGGAGAAAGATGTTCTATTGAAATGGGCAGAATTAATACAGACAGAAAATCCTGATATTATTATTGGGTATAATATATTTGGTTTTGATTATGAGTTTATGTTTCGCAGAGCACAAGAAAATCATTGTGAAAGAGAATTTCTATTGTTATCCAGGAAAATAAATGAATTATGTGCAACAGAAAGTCGTGAAAATCCAGGTGAATTAAATATCGAACATACAAAAATGCAAATTGCAAGTGGTGAATATGATTTACGATATTTCAAAACAACTGGACGATTACAAATCGATATGTATGCCTATTTCCGTCGTGATTTTAATTTATCATCTTATAAATTGGACGATGTTGCTGGACAATACATTAGTGATTCTGTCAAATATATACGGACTATACAGGACAGTGTTCACGGTGATGTAACCCATTTATGTAGTAAAAATCTAATGGGGTTAAATATTGGTGACTTTATTCATATAGAATTAACTGGATTTACTGCGGATTATTACAACAATGGACAGAAATTCAGGGTACTTGATATACAAAATAAAGTAGAAGTAACTCACATGGTAAAAGGTACAGAACAGACAAATACATATAATATTATTGTTATTTCTGGTCATTATGATTTGGATGATTCCAAGTCTATCAAGTGGGGGATGGCAAAAGATGATGTAACCCCTCAAGATATTTTTAGGTTATCAAAAGGGTCGTCTGCCGATCGTGCAGTTGTTGCAAAATATTGTATTCAAGATTGTAACTTAGTACACCATCTAATGAACAAGATAGATGTAATTACTGGATATGTAGAGATGTCTCGTATTTGTAGCGTTCCAATAAGCTTTCTGGTATTCCGTGGTCAAGGTATAAAATTAACCAGTTATGTGGCTAAGAAATGCCGAGAAAAAGATACACTTATGCCTGATTTGGAAAAAATAAAGAAAGAAGAAGGCTACGAAGGGGCGATTGTGTTGCCACCGAAATGCTCTATGTACATGGATAATCCGGTTGCATGTGTAGATTACTCATCTCTATATCCATCATCTATGATTAGTCAAAATTATTCACATGATAGTAAAGTATGGTCAAAAGAATATGATTTGGAAGGTAACTTAATACGGGTTGTCGGTGAACGAAATAAGAAGGGAGAATTTATTTATGATAATTTACCTGGCTATCATTATATAAATATAGAGTTTGATACATATGAATATTTACGAAATCCAAACAATCCTGTATCTAAAAAAGTGAAAACAAAGGTGGGGAAAATGGTTTGTCGGTGGGCTCAATTCCCGGATAATAAGAAGGGTATCATGCCATCTATTTTGGAAGAATTATTAAAAGCTCGTAAAGATACACGTAAAAAGATTAAAACCGAGCCAGACCCATTTATTCAAAATATTTTGGACAAACGCCAACTTGGTTATAAGGTTACTGCAAATTCTTTGTATGGACAATGTGGTTCACGTACATCTACATTTTATGAAAAAGATGTGGCTGCGTCCACGACGGCTACAGGACGTATGATGATTATCTATGCAAAGCGTATTATTGAAGAAGTATATGGCGATAGGATATATGACACCCTCACACATGGTCCAGTCCGTACAAAAGCTGAGTATGTGTACGGAGATAGTGTTGCAAAATATACACCAGTCTATGTTCGTGTTAACGATAAGTTTGTCATTTGTGAAATATCGGCATTAGCTGATTCTTATGGAAATAACAATTGGGTTACATGTACAGAACAAGGTAAACAAGATAAGGAATTTTGTGAACTTAACAATGTTGAATCGTGGACCGATAGCGGTTGGACAAAGTTGCATCGTATTATTCGGCACAAATTAGCCAGTCATAAAAAAATGATGCGGGTACTAACCCATACAGGGGCGGTTGATGTAACTGATGACCACTCATTGTTATTAACCAATGGCACAGAAATATCTCCCAAAGAGGTGGAAGTTGGGACAAAATTATTACATTCTACTGTAGTGCCAGATGAAACACTTTGTAAAGACACTATTTCGGTTGAAGAAGCCAAAATATATGGGTTCTTCTTTGGTGATGGTAGTTGTGGTACATATAAATGTCCATCGGGTTCAAAATCATCGTGGGCTTTAAATAATGCAAATGATTATATACTTGATAAATATATGGAATTGTGTAAAGTAGCCTATCCAGAGTATGATTGGAAAACATATGATACAATAGAATCTTCAGGTGTTTATAAAATATGCTTTACATGTAATGAATACGGTGAAAAAAAACAATTTATTGAAAACTATAGAAAAAATACATATTCTAACAACAGTAAAATCATTCCTGACTTTATTATAAACGGTACTCAAGAAATCCGCAAGGCATTCTGGGAAGGGTTATATGATGCAGATGGTGATAAAGATTCTCATGGATATATTCGCATTGACCAAAAATCACAATTAAGTGCTTCTCATATTTGCTGGTTAGCAAATAGTATTGGATATAAAACGTCTATTAATACCAGAAGCGATAAAATGAGTATATATAGAATTACGGCTACAATGGGTTCCCAGCGTAAATGCCCAGATGCAATCAAAAAAATCAACGAAATCACTGATTATGATGATTATGTATATGATTTAACTACAACGAATCATCATTTCGCTGCTGGAGTCGGTAATATGATTGTGCATAATACCGATAGTGTATTCTTTACATTTAACCTTGAGAATGCAGATACTGGTGAAAAAATACGAGGTCAACCCGCATTAGAAATGACAATTGAAATAGCTCAAGATGCCGCCGATTTATGTACGAAATATTTAAAACCACCAATGGGTTTAGAATACGAAAAAACATTAATGCCGTTTATTTTGTTATCAAAGAAACGATATGTCGGCATGTTATATGAAGATAACCCAAATAAAGGATATATGAAGTTTATGGGATTGTCATTAAAGCGACGAGATTCGTGTGATTATTTGAAAGATGTTTACGGGGGGATATTGAATATCTTGATGAAAGAATATAACTTACAAAGTGCAATTCAGTTTTTAGAAAAATCATTGACTGACCTCATTGATGGAAATGTTAGTATGGATAAATTAGCTATTACTAAAGCACTTCGTAGTGGATATAAAAACCCAAACCAAATTGGTCATTTTGTATTGGCGGAACGAATTGGTAAACGAGACCCCGGAAATAAGCCAAAACCGGGTGATCGAATGAAATTTGTATTTGTTGTAAATGATACACCCAAAGCGTTAATGGGTGATAAGATTGAAACCACTGAATTTATTGTTGAAAATAATTTAAAAATTGATTATACACATTATATCACAAACCAATTGATGAAACCATTACAACAATTATTCGGGTTGGCGTTGGAAGAAATTTGGAGACTACAGGGCAAAACAACTGCCATCAAAACATATAAGCGTGAAATCAAAAAAATATCAGATGAATTTCAAGATATCGAAATATTTATGAAAAAAAAAGAAAAATATTGTTCTGCAAAAGTAAAGACACTTCTATTTGATGATGTGTTAAACAAAATCTATAATGAAAAACATAATATTCAAACTATCACTTCTTTCTTCCATCGATAATATATTATAAATTATAAAAATATTTGGAATTAAATTCTAAATATTTTTTATTGAAAGTTAGGCATACATCATATACAAAATATCCTTTGATTGATTAGTTATAGTGGTTGTTGATGCAATATAGGTAAATACAAAGAATAATATAACTATGGCAACTAATTTTGACAAATACATACTACCATTACATGAGAAAATTTATATCTTTTTATTATATTTTGTCCCATTTAAATCTTCAAGGGTGTAAATTACATTGGACTGGACTATCCCATACCCCTTATATTATTGTTTGAACTATCCATACCCCTTATATTATTGTTTGAACTATCCATACCCCTTATATTATTGTTTGAACTATCCATATTTGATATTATATATCGGGATAAGTTTTCAAAAATATTATTACTTAAATCCGGTGAGAGTGCATTATGTAATATTGTTTCTATCGTATTTCCAATATTTATTGGATTAGTCACAATACTACCAGTGTCCATTGTAGATGCGTCAGTAAATGTATATGATGCGGTTAGACCAATCGGGGTACTATTATTATATCCTATATTAATAGATTGTTCAACACCATCTTGTTCAATATCAATATCATCTGGTTGAACATTATTTTGTTCGGTATTATTATTAGGTTGTTCCGTTGATGAATTGTATGTACGAATATCAAACCGACAAACAGGGCATTGTACATTTGCTTGAAACCATCGCATAAATGGTTCTGCTGAAAAAATATGTCCACAGTGTAATATTCGGCGTAATCTATCACCTGATTGAAATGTATCTAATGTAAATGGGCATTGATTATGTTGTAATTCCATAGAATTATTATAAAATATTGTTTCACTTGCATTTTCAAGTTGTGCATTTGTTGGATATACTCTAACATTTTCAAATGAATTGTTAAAAATATTGTTGGGATTTATAGTAGGAAATAAACCAGGTGTAAAAATATTGTTGGGACTTATAGTAGGAAGTAACCCATGTGCAAAAATATTATTTAAATCTGGTAGGGTAGACGTTTGATTAGATGCATTGGTTTGGATATGTGAGTTACGTGATGAACGCATTAAGTGTGAGCGTGTTCGTGGTTGTCGTAGTGGTTGTGGTACATGTGGTTGCGGTACACGTGGTGGTTGATTACGAGGTAATTGTGTAGTATTATCCATTCCAGTTATATGTTGCAATAATGAAATAGATTCTCTCATGCTTCTTGAAAAATCACGCATAACTACATTATAATTGTTCAATGATGTATTCCCTGAACGGATTATATCCCTCAGTACAGAAATAATTTGTTGTTGGTTAGGACGAGAATTATGTATATTTTCATTAGAGGATAAATAATGTTGTATGGATTCTGTAACGATTTGACGTATAGCGTCTTCACTATTTGAAAAAATATTCGTTTCTTCTCTGTTATTATCCATTCGGGTTGATATGATATAATATAATATATATAAAGAATCGTGTTTATATTGTTATAATTATAAAAAAAACAAAAAATGGATTTAACACGATATAAAGATAAAGGTAGGATAGGTCTTGAAAATCTTGGAAATACTTGTTTTTTAAATTCATGTATGCAGGTATTAAATAATACGTATGAGTTGAATCATTTGTTAGATACGACAAAACATCTGGTTAAATCTGGTATACCAGATACAGTAATATTAGAAGAATGGGACGAATTGCGAACAATAATGTGGAGTGGTAATGGTGTAGTAACTCCGCGTAAATTTGTACATAATGTTCAACAAATAGCAAAACAAAAAGGGCGGGATTTATTTACAGGGTATGCACAGAATGATATGCCCGAATTTTTATTATTTTTTATGGATTGTATTCATTCAAGTATTTCACGACATGTGAAAATGAATATTAATGGAACTCCAAAGAATGATTTAGATAACATGGCGGTTCAATGTTATAAAATGTTGGAAACTACATATTTAAATGATTATTCTGAAATTATGGACATGTTTTATGGAATATATGTATCTGTAATTGTATCGAAACATACTAATGAAATACAATCAATGAAACCTGAGAGTTTTTTTGTATTAGATTTACATGTAAATGATGACCCAGTTAATTTACAGACATTATACGATTGTTTCGATTTGTATGTAAAACCCGAAATAATGGAAGGAGAACATGCATGGTATAATGACAAAACTGGAAAAAAGGAGGATATAAAGAAGCAAATACAGTTTTGGTGTTTTCCACAGATAGTGATTATTACATTGAACCGATTTACGGCCGATGGGTCTTCCAAGTTAAATAAAAATGTAACGTTTCCATTAGATGATTTAGACTTATCAAAATATGTATGTGGATATAAACCATCAACGTATAAATATGAATTATATGGCATATGTAACCATATAGGTGGAGTTACTGGTGGTCACTATACTGCTTTTATTAGAAATATAGAAAACAAATGGTTACATTACAATGATAAAATAGTAGAATCTGTAGATAATCCGAATAATGTTATTTCACCAGCGGCATACTGTTTGTTTTATCGTAAAAAAAATAACAATGTATAATATATTAATTTGATAATACATATGAGTGGAACCGATATTGATTCAACTGAAAATACAAATATTGAAAATACAGATACTACACAAGCCACAATAGAACAAACAGAACAAACAGAACAAACAGAAACGAAGGAGGAAGAACCTGAAGATGTCTCAACAACATTATCTAATTTAGCAACGAAATCTAATCTGGTATTATTATTGACATTTTTAGGCATATATTTTATTATTTATTTCGTCTTGGGCAAATTCTTTAATAAAGGTGAAAGTCCCAATAATTTTAATTTGAATCTTAGTCGTTCTTTAGATATATTATTTATTGGATTATTGTCTCTTATTGCATATACCACATATCAGTCTTATGAACAAGACCCTGAACGTAGTATTTTTGAGGAAATATTTACCAGTTTTACAAGTTTTGTGAATAAACCTTCATCTGCATTTGTAACTGGTATGTTTATTATTATGTTTTATCTGGTAAATTATTTATTCCGTATACCTATGGAAAAAGACATGAAACCTTTCTTTATTTCTATTATTGAAACCATGGCATGGGTTGTATTGGTTATTATTTTATTCATTGATTTTTTTAAATATGTGTTAAAGATTTCTTTGTATGACTTATTTCCCTTTTTAGATTCTACCGATAAAGAAGACACTGAAGTAGAACAGCCAGATACAAATATACCAGCATTAGAAAAGTGTGAACCCGAAACTACCGATGACCCAGAGTCCGAAGTATTTAATATTTCGAATAATAAATATACATATGATGACGCACAGGCTATATGTAAATCTTATGATGCAACACTGGCTACTTATGACCAAATAGAAAAAGCCTATAATAATGGTGCAGAATGGTGCAATTATGGTTGGTCAGATGGTCAAATGATATTATTTCCTACACAAAAAAATACATGGAACAAATTACAAGAACTTGATAAAAAACGTGGGTGTAATTCGAAAACACCAAGCCATAAAAATGATTGTGGACGCCCTGGAATAAACGGAGGATATATTGCAAACCCTTATGTTAAATTCGGTGTAAATTGTTTTGGCAAAAAACCAGAACCGACTGATGCTGATACATTACGAATGAATGCAAAACAAAACCAAACGTACCCAAAAACACCTACAGAAATTAAATTAGAAAAGAAAGTTAATTATTGGAAAGATAATGCAGATAAATATTTACATATAAATTCTTATAACACTACTTCATGGAATAAGTCTACAAAATCGGTTACTACACCTACACCTACACCTACATCTACACCATAATATAATTACAATAATGAATACAAATGTATATTCATTATTACACACTAATGATTTATACCGTTGGAAATTTAAAACGGAACACCAACGGAGTTCCGTGTTTCATTTCTCACTGGCACCTGGCCAAGGGTTTAATGCATTTTTTTATCTATTTTTTCAAACATTTCTTGGTTGTATACTAAATTACCAGTTGGTTTATATTGGTCAAGGGGAGTATATACTTTTTTTTCCTTTTGTAATGGATTGTTCTTATCGTTAAACAATCGTGAATTCACATCTTGTTCTTCTGCTTCTCCTTCTGCCTTTAAATCGCGTATAATATTTCCTTTTTCATCTAATACTTTTCCTGTTTGTTTCTTTACTTCATTCCTAATATATGACGGTATCCAATTTGCCCAAGAAATAAATAGTGTATTTGGATGCATATATTGTACGTGAAACCCATTTTCTTCTAATTTTACAACTAAATGCCCTATACAATCACCTTGATTATATATAGGTTCTCCAAATATGTATTCTGGAACTACAAACCATACATGAGTCTCTTTTCGTTGTCCACGTGTGGTGGTTTTTATTTTATTATGGATACGATTTAATATTTTATTAAAAATCGCCAATTGCTTCAAGTCTCGCTGTTGAGATTTATTGTATAAATCATCAATATTTATTTTCCCCGTACTTTCTTCATCTGTTGAGAACAGAAAATTTGACATAATCGTATTATTGTTATATGTTTATAGAAAAAACATAAACATATTACGTACTTTATGTAATAATATTAAATAATTTTATGGATACAATTGAATTATATTCTGCTGATATAAAGAACATTTCCCACGATTATCTTGAATTTTTACCCGAATACACTAATTGCTCTATTAATAATTTACCCATTCCAGACAATGAAACCATACGACATATTGTTATTTCTGGTGGAGGAACTATGGGGTTCTCATATTATGGAATTCTACAAGAATCTAACAAAATGAATGTATGGCAATATGAAAATATACAAACTATATACGGTACTTCTATTGGAGCTATATTAGCTGCTATTCTTTGTTTAAAATATGATTGGAATACGTTAGATGATTATTTAATTAAACGACCATGGCAAAATGTTTTTCATTATGATATAAATACTATTTTTGCATGTGTACAAAACAATGGTATTTTTTCTAAAACCATTACTGAAAAAATATTCAGTCCATTATTATTAGGTAAAGATATTCCACTTACTGTTACTATGAATGAGTACTTTAAACAAACCAATATTGAATTACATATAATAGTTACCAATGTTAATATATTTGAACCGGTTGATATTTCATATAAAACTCACCCGAATTGGTTACTTATTGATGCAATACACGCGTCCAGTTCTATTCCATTACTTTTTACACCCATTTTATTAAATGGAGAATTATATTGTGATGGTGGGTTTTGTACAAATTATCCAGTAAAGCAATGTATCGAAAATGGAGCAAACCCAAATGAAATCATTGGAATTAATACTGTTGCGGTAAATAATGAAGAACCTAATACAAATGATTTTTCATTATTTGATTATATTGTTTTTTTATTGAACAAAATTTTAAATAAACTTATGTTTAGGGTTGAACAAAATATTCATTATACTTTTTGGGTACCATTTGACCATCGTTCATTATCAAACATATCAAATGTGGCGGAAACACAATCAACTCGCGAAGAACTCATACAGTATGGGATTCAATCTTTTCGAGAACAATTTGATAAAATGAAATAAAGGGGGAAATGCCTTTATTATACCAGCATAATATCAACAAAACTTGTTAATGCGGATTGTGTTACTCTTGAGTCATAGTCTATGATTGTGTTATCTTTCTCCATTTTTATGGTTGGATATGAATTTACATCAAAACGGTTAATTAACGGTGCTGCCGTAGAATCCTTGTCGTCTGTACAATCTACATTTTGACAGTTTATTTTATATCCATTCACAATCTTTCCCTCATGACTCGTTTTGAATGCAGTCCATTCTGGTTCTGCTTTTTTGCAATGAGGACACCAATCCGCATGGAAAAAATATATTATTACTTCTTTTACAGGGGCATTTGCATTTGCATTTGTATTTGCATTTGTATTATCACGATTTAATGAATTTGCAACATCATCAAACATACCTGTTGATTTTTTACGATTCATCCACCAAATTATCACTACAATAAATATTATGAATACTAATATTCCTACCATCATCTTTTTGCTAACAAGGTATTTGCTTAATACATCGATAATATGTGCCATTTATATAATAGTTGTATATATTTTTGTGTCTGCGTTAAACGAACTCACTAAATATTTATACTCTAATTATTTAGTAATTTTTATTATATAATTATTATATAACTACCATGAAAAATAGAACCTATTCCACAAAAAATAAAACGAAACGTCGTTTACGACCGATATTGAAAGATATTAAGCCGATATATACAACTGATGATTATAATAGTAATGATGGCATGTTAACCAGTATCTGGGGGCCTGGAATGTGGCATTATCTACACACAATGAGCTTTAATTATCCTGTAAATCCTACCAATGCCGAAAAAACACATTATAAAGACTTCTTACTCAGTTTACGCAATGTATTACCCTGTGGAAAATGCAGGATAAATCTTAGTACGAACTTACAAAAATTACCTCTTTATAAAAAACACATGAAAAATCGTAGTACGTTCTCCAAATACGTATTTGATTTACATGAAATGGTTAATACCATGTTGGGCAAAGTTTCTGGACTTACATATGGAACGGTTCGCGAACGGTACGAACATTTTAGGGCGAGGTGTGTTAAATCTAAAACGAAAAAACGGGTTCATTTTACTAATTCTACGAAACAACCTACCGAATCGGGCTGTGTTGATTCATTATACGGCGAAAAATCTAAATGCATTTTACAAATTGTTCCACAGGATACTCAATGCGAAACGCTTAGTATTGATAAAGAATGTATCAAACACAGGGGTAATGTTGTTTCTACATTAAAAAATAATTCATAATTATTTCATCATTATTTTAGGTGAGTTGAGAACCTGACAAATATTTAGACATGTTCTATTTATTTGCCGCTTGTTTTGTATATTAATAAGAAACAATATAATATAATAATATATACTATCTATATTATTATAATATGTCACAACCTATTCACGCATCTACCATATCAAATGAACTATATCAACCGAATGTAGAACAAACAAATCGTAAAACATTATCAGAAGAGTTAATCACCCCTGCTTTGGATAATGATAATGAGGACGAACAGGTTGAGAACATGACCCAAAAAATTAAACGAGTTCGCAAACAGGTCCCGTTTTGGGGAGAAAATCCCAATGTTCTCTTTCAACAACCTTATATGTTTGAATTCTTTCCCATTGATGGAATGACTTATGAACAAAAACTTAATGCTATTACACGCACAGTCATTGCATTATCTATTGTTAGTATTCTTGTTACTAATAGTATGCGTACTATGTTGTTCTCCATTGTCACCCTCGGTGCCATTTACATGTTACATCATTATCATCGGTTACAGCAAGACAAAAATGACAAGAAGAAACAGGTTAATGAGGGTTTCGAGGACGCTCCTGTCACAGAAGACTTATTTAAGAAACATAATATGCCTGTTCCCGAGGGACTCTTTACCGAACCTGACCCCAGCAATGTTTTCGGCAATGTATTGGTCACTGATTATGATTATAACCCAAACAAAAAACCCGCTCCACCCGCTTCTAATCAAAATGTTGAAAAAGATATTCTGGAACAGGCGAAACAATTTGTCGTTGATGCGAATCCTGACCATACTGATATTGCTGATAAATTATTTAAGGACGCTGGAAGTGAACTCATGTTTGAACAATCTCTTCGCCCATTTCATTCCAACCCCGCTACCACTATCCCTAACGACCAAGCAGGGTTTGCCGAATTTTGTTACGGCAGTATGATTTCTTGTAAGGAAGGCAATCAATTTGCATGTGCGCGAAATTTAGCAAGACATACGAATTAGGTCACTTTGCTCCCGTTCGTGAGTATATTTAGGTCATTTTTATTTTTATTTTCTTTGTTCTCTTTTATTGATAATATTTTACATTTAAAATACTATCTCTTTGTATACTATATTAACAGTCAATATGGCAAGTCTTAGTCCTTACACATTTAATAATACTGGCAGAATTGGAGCTGATTCCACAGACCAATCGCAACGTAATACCTCAAATACTCATTATGCAAACTATATGTTGACCGACCATTTTAGTAGTACTTTAAGCGACAGCCATGTAAAGTTTGCTATGCAGCAACCTACCATGAATTTTAATGGTTTAGCAAATGGAAATGGTATTCATAATACAGCGGTTGATAAAGAATCTACCCTTAAAATCAAAACAACCGAAGAAAGACCTTTGGAGAAATTACAATTGTTCTCTCGCCCTTTCATTACTGTTCCTTATTTAGGTAGAGGTAGTTGCGACCCTACCATGGAATCCAGACTTCAACAGGGCGAACCCGTTACAGAGAAGAAGAGTGTTTCTACCATCATGGATAAATCTTTTGGTCCTTATTCATTGTATCCTACCGATAGCAAAATGGAGAACCAAGTGAAAAACGCTTCACATACCGTTGAAGAAGCGGCTATGGACGGTTGGGTTCGCGGTGGACAATCTACTCGGGAGATGCCAAACACCGAAATGAAACATAGTAGTCGTTAGATTGAATTGTATTTAGAGATGATTTAAATTATGTAATTATATATTATAATTACATAGAAATGACCGATACAACTTCTTGTGTACGAACCAAACCTTTAAACGAAGCAGATTATGGTAATGCAGCAGATAAGGATCAGATTGTAGTAAAAACTCGTGATGGAATATTTGAAGTTAAAGCAAAAGAAAACCAAGCTTGGATAAACAACTCAATATTTGCAGTAACAGATACGGACGATAAACCGATTCCCCACGGCGATGCTGCTGTGGGTGATAATGATTCTATAGTAGAAGGTCTCGAGAAACAACGCAGTGTATTAGAATCTGAAAACACCAAGTTAATCCTCGCCTCTGGAGCCAACGATACCGTCAGCAAAAAACGGGAAGAGATAAAAACCAAAATAAAAGACTTAACCGACAAAATAGATAAAATTAAGAAAGGTGATGCTGCTGAGACTCCTGCTGATGAGACTCCTGATGTTAATGGTGATGGTGAGGAGGAGAAGGTTGTTGAAGCTGTTTATCCAGATGGTACTAATGCTGCTGGTGCTCCTGGTGATGGTGATGGTGATGGTGAGGAGGAGGAGAAGGTTGTTGAAGCTGTTTATCCAGATGGTACTAATGCTGCGGCTGTTTATCCAGATGGTTCTGATGCTTCTGCTGCTGTTAATGGTGAAAAACCTGCTACCCATACTAACCTAGAAGCATTAGACGGTGGTAAAAGACGAAAAACTTCCAAAAAAGGTCACAAATCCACAAGAAAGGGACGTAAATCAGTCAAAAAGGGGGGTAAAACACGCAAAAAGGGACGTAGAGGAAAAGGTTCTCGCCGTAGCAAAAAATAAATGTAAAAAATAAAAAAACAACATCACATCTATTTGTAATTTATATTCATTGGAATGAATATAAATATATCGCACCTATCTATTATAGTACTATGTATCCAAAAGATTTGATTATTCCAAAATATACAACAAACACAGGATACAGACAATGTTTACGTGAAATATTTAAAATGATTCCTGAGAATTATCCAGATACGGTAAGACAATTGGAAGAAGAATTGGGCGATGATTTTGACAAGGAAACCCGAGATGAAATTGAATACGACGATGAATCTGCCGCACTTATGATGCAATATATTCGTAATCAAACCAAGCATTTACCGATTTTTCAACGTTTATATGAAATGGCGGCAGCACGATTTCTTTCACGCGACCATGAGATAGGAGTAGCAATATTGTATGCTTATGAATATCTCCCCTTATTTCATAAATGTGTTTGTATATTTTTAAACAATCCAGATGGTCTTACCGAAGAAACCCAAGAATATAGCGAACTCGTGAATTTGTTGAATTAATTTAGACACAGTAAAATCGTGTTATCTACAAAAATAATGTATACAAGTAATGTATATATTATTCATGTCATCTACTTCCAATAAAAATACACCAGGTAATTATGTACTTGAACAAAAAATGAATCAACATATAGGCGATTATCGCACCTATTTACATTCTGCGGCGGGTGAAGCACATACCAATCATTTACCAGGAAATGGATTATTACCCGCATCAAACGCCCGAACTCATCTTTGTGGTAATTACTGCGATGTGGAATCACAACTTCGGGGTATCGGTTCTACCAATTTAGTCACCCCCCAAACACCCGTAACACCGCAATTACAATCCATGGCCAGTCTATCTGTTATGGATAAATTACCAGTGTTAATACCAGAACCACTCGTTGTAGAGAAGAACCAACGCCCTTATCCATTGAATTAGATTTAGCATGAATCTCGTTTTTTTGCAGTGGTGCGATGTTTGTACTTGCCATGATTTTTGAATGAACTATTTTTTTTAAACGGGAGAGGTGTTTTACGCAATTCGTTTGGACGAACCCATAATTGTGGAACTTGTACAACTGGTGGTTCTATAGTAGGTTCGGGTTCATCACAAGACCTATCTTCTTGTTCTGGTTCGGGTGAAGGAGATACGTCTTGCTTTTTAAACATGGCATTCGTTTGAGTAATAATATCTGGTAACGACCGGTCGACTTGTATATCAGTTATAGAAGATATGATAGAAACAACATGCACATTTGATAATTGTTGCAACGGTACTATTGTGTTATCGTGTTTTATTTCAATCGGCATTTGTATGTTTGCCATAACAAATCTTGATGACATTGTATTATTAATATTATTGTTATTGTTATATATTTGAAAGGTGTTTTTATGTAATTTTTATTCAATTACATAAAAATAAAAATTTGATGGATATGAATGAAGTTATGTTGTTATAATTTGTCAGGCAGTTCATCTATTTTTTATATTTAATTTATTTGTGATTTTGATGCAGCTACTGCAGCCGCTGCTTTTATAGCGTCATCATCAGTATTTGATATTTGTGGGGTTGATGCAGCTACTGCAGCCGCTGCTTTTATAGCGTCATCATCAGTATTTGATATTTGTGGGGTTGATGCAGCTACTGCAGCCGCTGCTTTTATAGCGTCATTATTTACAGTTGATTCTTCTTCTTTTTCTTCTTTTTCTTCTTCTTCTTCTTCTTTTTTTTCTTCTTCTTTTGCTGCTTCTGCATCTGCAATTTTGTTTTCTTCTTTTTCTGGTTCAGGTTTTGTTAAATTTATTGTAAAATGTTTATCAAAAAAGTTATTGTCATTATATACATAGTAGTCGTTCAAATTTGGATCTTTTGGTGTTATTTTTGCTAATAAAATATATTTTTTATTCTCTTTTCCAGAAGCATCAAATATTTTTTCAACAGCAATTGGAGTAATTTTTATTTCTTTTTCCTCTATGGGTGTTTTTTTCTCGGTGCAAAGTTTTCTAATCCGTTTTATAAATTTCTCTTTTGCAGATTCGAATGAAGGTTCTTTTTCTTCTTCTTCTTCATCTTCTTCTTCTTTTTCTTTTTCTTTTTCTTTTTCTTCTTCTTCTTCTTCTTCTTCTTCTTTTTCTTCGCTAGAGCCAGAATCGGTTTTATGTGTATAGGTAGAGTCGTCTTCGTCATCATCTTCTTCTTCTTCATCTTCTTCGCTAGAGGAATCATCTATTTGGTTTACAGAACCAGATGCTGCTGCTACAGCTGCTGCTGCTTTTATAACATCATCATCTGTATCTATAGCTTGTACTTTTGTTGCTTTTACAGCTGCAGATGCTGCTTTAAATACGTCGTTTACTTCGTTTACAAATTGTTCTGTTTCTATTAAGTTTGCTTCTGCATTTTCTACTTTATTTTTTGCTAATGCTTCTTCTTCGTTTTCCAATAGTTGTTGGTGATATACAGCTACCGCTGCAGCTGCCTTGATTGAATTATCTTTTGTGGATTCTGTCGCTGGTGGTGGTACATCTACTAACGTTTTTTCTGTTAAATTTGGTTTTTCGTTTTTTTCTAATAATTTTAGTTTTTCTTTTGCTAATAACTGTTC